GCCGAAGGCATCGACCGTCAGGACGCCCGCACCCGCTCCATGGCCGGATCACGTGGATGGACGGTGGCGGGCGTCTACGCGGACGACGGGCAGTCCGCCTCGAAGGACCGTGGTCCGAAGAGCGCGTGGCGGCAGATGCTCACGGCGGCTGAGCGAGGCGACATCACTCACGTAGTGGCCGTGGACCTGGACAGGCTCCTCCGCTCTCAGCGCGACCTTCTCACGCTCATCGAGTCCGGACTGGCCGTCGTTACGGTCGATGGCGAAATTGACCTGGCATCGGCGGACGGGGAGTTCCGCGCATCGATGATGGCTGCCATGGCCCGCTTCGAGGTCAGGCGGAAGAGCGAGCGGCAGAAGCGGGCGAACGAGTACCGGGCGTCCCAGGGCCGTCCTGTGCCGGGGCGTCGTCGGTACGGGTATGAGCGGGACAACATCACCCCGAGGCCCGATGAGGCAGCCGTGGTCCAGTACATCTTCCAGACCTTCGTAGAGACAGCTTCGGTCCGTGGCATTGCGGAGACGCTGAACGCCGAACGCCGCTTCCCCACGACCGGCACCCAGCGATGGACGCCCCGCCGCATCCGGGACACCATCCTCAACCGGGCCTACATCGGAGAGGTCCCCCACTTGGGCACCTGGACTCCGAGCGAGGCTCTGGTCCCCCTCGTGGAAGTACCGCTCTATACGCGCGCCAACGAGATGCTGGCTGACCCCACTCGGAAGACCAGCCCCGGTGCGGAGGTTCGGCACCTTCTGTCCGGCATCACCTACTGCGGTGTCTGCGGTTCTCGCATGACGTTCATGAGGGACTACAGGTGCCGCGCCGACTCCAAGCACCCCGTCATCCGCAAGGACAAGCTGGAGGGCATCGTCATGCGAGCGGTGACCTCAGCACTCCTCCTGGGGCCGTCCGCGATCCTTCCGGCGACAAGTGACGAGCAGGACACCATGGAGGCCCTGGACGCCGCAATGAGCCGCGTACAGCGGCAGCGTGAGGGCATCATGTCGCTGGTCCGTGAAGGCCTCACGGACGCTGCAGCAGAGCGCCCTGCTCTCACCCGCTTGAAGGACGAAGAACGCCGCCTCGTGGCACGCCGTGACCAGCTCGCGCAGTCGAGCGTTGCGGCGGAGGTCCTGGCTGGCATCAAGTCGCATCTGTTCGCCGGACACCGGGTCAGCATCCAGAAGGCCGTGGAGGCCCGTCAGGCGATCCGGGAGCGCGTAGAGAGCCTGAGCCTTGCCCGCCACCGTGAGCTGATCCAGCTCCTTGTGCACGTCACCGTCAACCCTGGCCGCTCGGAAGACCGCGTTGTGGTCGCTCACCGAGTCGTCACCACCCTCAACTAAAAGGACCCGACATGCACGACAACAACGACAGCCCCGTGGAGTTCACTTGGCCCCGTCTCTTCATTGCCATCGGCGTCGTGGCGGTCCTGTTGGTGGTGATCCAGGTGGGCGTCACCCTCAATGGGACGGACCACGGACCGACCAAGGAGCAGGAGTGCACTATGCAGTCCACCGTGGTGTGCAGCTTGGACGAGTCTTGACAGAAGAACGAGTCTGGGTGAAGGACGAGGACGCACCCTGGAATCAGCCGAGGGTCCCGCGTAAGCGAGAACCGAAGCCCGCAACCCTAGAAGACCTCCTCGCACCGCTGCCCGTGAGGAATCCAAACCGGTGGCGAGAGATGGCAGTTGAGGCATCCGAGGCGTTCGGGTCTGACTTCCGTTACGCCGAAGCAATGGCACGCGACTACTACAGGGTGAGGCGGTTGCAGGAACGAGACAAGAAGGCCAAGAGCAGGTAAGCTGAACACGCTTCCTTCGAAGGTATTCGAGTCACCTTGAAGGTACGAACACAGGCCCCCCGGTTAGTCGCCGGGGGGCCATTCGTTTGCCCTCATGAGGCTCAGAAGTAATTCTTCATCCCTGCCAGCTAGCTGAGAATCAGACTCTGCACTGGACGAGGACAAGCGGAGGAACCTTCACGTGCACATCATGGAACTACTCGAATGCCTTCCATCGAAAGAAGCTCATGGCACTGCACAGTCTTACCTACTACTCCACAGGAGTAGTCCACATCTCCACGGACCTCGACACCGCACAGGGTCAGCAGGACATGGAAGACATCCTCTCCACGGAGTTGGACCACCAGCGGAAGCTGAACCTCCAGCTCCGTCAGCAGGGCAAGAAGACGAAGCAGTTCCCCCGTCCTGCGTACGGGTGGAAGACGAAGAAGATGGATACCTACCTCTTCCGTGTCGGCAAGTACCTCAACGCAGTGGCGCTTCGCATGCTCAACGACAACGTGGAGTACGTCCTGGACCAGGACCGCACGCCCCTCCGGGGCCGTCTCCTGAGCAAGGACCAGCTCAGTGAAGCCCTCTACTACTTCGTCCACCACAAGGCGGCTCAGCACATCGTCTACGACCAGTACGACCACGTGGAGAGCGCAGACCGGACGCATGCGCTGATCCAGTCGGCACTGGCACGTGAGTGTGATGACGTAGCCGCTTGGGCGCTGGACCAATGGGACAAGGACGCACGTGCCATTGCGCGCCGTCGTGGGGCCGCTGGAGGCACGAAGAGCAAGCGCGGAGCCACCTACAGCCTGGAGGCGTTCCTGGCGCTCCCAGAGGGCATGACGAAGGCGCAGCAGGCAGAGGCCATGGGTTGCAGCTTGGGCACCGTGGACAACCTGCGTCGCAAGGCGAAGGGTCTCCGTCCCGTGGAGACCCCTGAGACTCCGACCCCGAGCGCCGTAGAACAGATCATGACGTCAGCACCCCTGTGGGTCGGCCCGCACACCGAGAGCAACCAGACCTTCTTCGACCGGTACGAAGCACACGTGGAGCAGACTCTTCGCGGCGCAGTAGACGACGTGTCATCGTTGCTGGACGAGCTTCTGCCAGGTTAGTTTGTGCGGTCCGTACCTTAGTTTGTGCGCTCCAGCAGGTTAGTTGTCCATTTCGCTTGCGGACTGTCGGAGGCCCGACGTACGTTACGAATAGTCCAGAAGAACTTCTGGCCTCACGAAAGGGCGAAACATGGCGAAAGACGAGTGGGAGCTGGAGTTCGAGGCACCGGCCGATGCAACTCAGGAAGAGGTTGACGCACTGGCCGTGAAGAAGGTGGAAGAAGAAGTGGACAAGCAGCTTAAGTCGCTGGGCCTGTAGCACCAAAACCGATAGACTGATACCGCTCCTTGGCTGGAGTGAACGCCCCCTGGACCATTCGCCAGGGGGCGTTCTTCATGTCCACTCCAGTGTCGTGCCGTCGCGCCGATAGTAGGTACTGAAGCCATTCCAGCCACTAAGGAGCACGAGATGTTCAAGAAGTTGATTCACGCACTCACCCCCGAACCAATCAAGGCCGCACGTGCAGAAGCCCACGCTTGGCACGTGCTCGCAGAAGTCCTGGCCGAACGCCAGAGGGAGAACAACTAATGGCGATCCTGAGCCAGCGGTTCCAGGCCTACTTGACTGACCGCATGGGCAGCGTCCCTGAGGGCCTTGCAGAAGCCGTCGCACCCCTCACTGCCGGTCAGCGCGACGGCTTCACCGCAGCCTGGCTCAGCGCCTCTGACAGCCAGCACGAGCGCCCCGCTGACGCTTGGGTTCTAACCGAGGCTGACCGTGATGCGTTCGAGACCTTCCGCGTCGCCATGTTGGGTCTGGACTCCTGATGGGCACCTACCTCATTCACGACCTCCAGGCCGCAGCAGATGAGCTGCGAGCACTGGGTAAGCCCATCGACCTCCTGGCCCTCGCAGAGGCCGTGGAGCAGCACGAGGAGAACACCAATGACTGACTTCAGCGCTGAGGCACGAGCCACCCTAATTGCCGTTCTGGATGAGTGGGGCATCGCCCGCCGCAACCCCGAGGGCAGCGTCACTCCGCTCACGGACCTCATCATCACGCAGAACGAGGACGGCTCCTGGGACGTCAAGCACCGTGAGGACCAGAGCTGATGCCGTACATCGCGAAGGCAGCCCACACGCAGCTCCTCGAAGAGCTGGCCGTGGTCAACGCCGAATGGCTGCACATCCAGAAGTTCCTAGCCGACATGGACGAGCAACTGACTCCGCTCTACTCGCAGTGGCTGGAGCAGCAGAAGAGTCAGAAGAAGTCCTAGAGCCATGTCCCGACACCACACCCGCTGGCGCAACGGAGCAGGAGCCAAGGCACGAGCACGCCTTGCTCGCACCCTGCCTGCCCCGTGCTGCCGGTGCGGCAAGCCAGTCACAGCAGAGATGCGGTGGGAGGCAGACCACATCGTGGCGCTGGACCAGTGGCCCGAGTCGAAGCCCTATCCCGACAGCCTCATCCGAGCAGCGCACAAGAGCTGCAACAGGGCACACGGCGGGCGCATCGGAGCAGCAAAGACCAACGCGAAGAAGAAGGCCGACAAGAAGGGAGCAATGCCGTGGTGACCGCAGACAGCGGAGTCTTTGAGAACAGCAGCACTCCTCTCGCTCGGCGTCTTCAGGATTTCCTCCCCGGAGGGTGGGAGGAGAAGCGAGACAGCCACATCAAGCCGCTGTTCTTCTCGAAGCTCTCGGATGACGAGGCAATGCGGGAGGAGTTCCTGGCCGGTGCTGAGCTTCTGGGCTTGGAGACAATTTACGCGCAGCAGCTCATGGTGGCTGACACTCTCAACAACGGTGAAGAGACTGTCGTCATTGAAATGCCCCGGCGTTCTTCGAAGAGTACTTCTATCCTCGCCGTCCTCTTGGGTCGCTGCCTGACCCGTCGTCAGTACAAGGTGACCTTCACCGCGCAGTCCGGAACGAAGACGGCAGAGTTCTCCCGTGACTGGCTGAATGACATCGACGCAGCACTGGGCTTCATCGAAGAATCGGCATGGCCGTTCAAGCCGCGCAAGCAGGCAGGCTCCATCCAGTGGACCTTCCCCAATGGGTCCGTCTTCAAGTTCTTGAACACCCCGACCGCTAAGGCGCTCCGTGGTGGAGCCGCGGACGTGGTGTGGGTGGACGAGTCCCAGGAGTTCGATGCGGAGCAGAGCGCGGAGCTGAAGGCCGGTGCCCTGCCGCTCATGGACACCCGCGACGACGCGCAGCTCATCCTGTCGGGCACGGCGGGCAAGCAGCGCTCCGGCTGGTTCTGGGACACCCTCGAAGTGGGCCGCAAGGCCGGTGCAGGCGTCGCCATCCTGGAGTACGCAGCCGACCCGTCCACCACGTACGAACAGCTCAATGATGAGGACGTGTGGGTGTCGGCTCACCCTGGCATCGGCACCCTGACCAGCCTGGAGAAGATGCGGTCCCGCCGTGAGGCGTTCGGTGACCCTGAGTGGGCAATGGAGTACCTGGGCCTCTGGCCGGAGGATTACTCAGTATCTATCTTCGACAGTGCGAGCTGGAATGCAGCAGAGCGCCCGGTGCCCAAGACCCTGCCGGACAACGTGGCCTTCGGGTATGACGTCAGCTTCAACGGCTCCACCGCTGCCATCGTGGCGTGCTGGCGTGAGGGCGATGACGTCTTCTTCAACCTCGTGGAGCACCGCTCCGGCTCCTCGTGGGTGCGCCCCCGCATCGTGGAGCTGAGCAAGAAGTACAAGGCCGCAGTGGGCCTCAACGACATCGGTGGCGTCCGTGCTGTCCGTGAAGAGGTAGAGCGCGCCCGCAGCATCCCCAAGAGCCGCATTGTGCCGGTGGCCTATGCGCAGATTGCGCCGTCGTGCTCCACGATTCTTCGTGAGTTCGATGACGGGCACTTCAAGCACTCCGGACAGGCTGGAATGACTGAGGCGTTCTTGCAGGTCGCACGCCAGCAGCTTGGAGACAAGGCCTGGAAGTGGGTGCCTGGAGTTGCCGGTGCTGACATCACGCCGGTCTGGGCCGCGACAATGGCGCTCCGTGCATTCGATGAGAAGCCGCAGGTCAAGCGCCTGCACGCCATTGTTGCGTGATTGCGTGTTAGCTCGAATTCACACAGGTTATTGCCAGCCTGAGGCCGTCAGTGAGGAACCGCCAATCCGATAGTAGTCAGTATGGGAATCCTCTCCGCGTGGCGTCTGACGAATGGTGGTCAGCGCGTTGACGGCATCTCTTCCCCGTACACCACGAACCAGCTCAGCGGAATTGTTCTTGGAGACATCTTCAAGGGCGTGGAGTTCCCGCTGACTCGTGAAGAGGCAATCCAGGTTCCCGCCGTCAGTAAGGCGCGCAACCTCCTCGCACCGCTCATCGGACGCCAGCCCCTCGTGGCTCTCGACGCCAACGGTGTCCTGCCCCCGGCCCGCCAGCCGTCCTTCCTGTACCGCAGCGACAGCCCCGTCATCAGCCCCGCGCTCATGTGGACCTGGGTGGTAGATGACCTGATCTTCCGGGGCGCATCGCTCCTGGGTGTCAAGCGCGGCACTGACGGCTTCCCACTGAGCCTGGAGCGCATCGACCCGAGCCGCTGGACCATCACGAACGGCGCGATCCTCGTGGACGAGAAGCCGGTCACCGAAGGCGCGGGTGGCTCCGTCATCTACGTCCCTGGATTCGTGGACGCACTCCTCGACGTTGGCTCCCGCACCATCCGTCAGTCCCGTGACATCGAAGACGCCGTAGCCGGTCGCGCTCGCAACCCGATCCCCACCACCGTCATCCGCCAGACCGAGGACAACGCCGACCTGGAGCAGGACGAAGTGAAGGCGATTGTGGAGGCCTACACCCGCAACCGTCGTGACCCTGACGGCACCGTCGCGTTCCTGCCCTACGGCCTCGAAATGGAGGCCCTGGGTGAGTCCGAGCCGTCCATGTTTGAGAACGCTCGCAACTTCTCGCGCATCGACGTTGGCTCCTTCCTGGGTGTGCCCTCGTCAATGATGGACGCCACCACGGTCCAGGCATCTCTGACGTACGAGAACAAGGCGGGCGAACGCTCCCGGTTCTACGTCGAGGCCCTGCCCCTCTTCTCCGGTCCCATCGAGCACCGCTTGTCCCTGGACGACGTAGTGCCACGGGGCCAGCGCGTCCGCTTCGACTTCACCGAGCTGTACGCCGCATCCCCCACCGCCACCGACGCACCGATTCAGGACTGAGACATGACTGACGTACTCATTGAGGCGGGCACGCTCCAGGCGTCCGCCGACACCCGCGAAATCAGCGGTGTGCTTGTCCCCTTCGGGGTGCAGGGCAACACCAACCTGGGTCGCTTCACGGTCGAGGCCGGGGCCTTCACACTCCCCAAGGACCCGTCCGTGGTCACCCTCAACGTGCAGCACGACCACGAGTCGCCCGTGGGCCGCGCCACTCTCCTGGCAGAGAAGAACGACGGCATCCACGCCACGTTCCGCTTCGCTGACACCGAGGACGGGGACCAGGCCCTCAGCGACTTCCGCTCCGGCACCCGCACCAACCTCTCTGTCGAGGCCAAGGGCATCGTCCTTCGCGCTGGCAAGGCTCTCGCCGGTCGCATCTTCGGTGCCGCAGTCGTCCAGGCCGGTGCCTTCCCCGGTGCCACGCTCCTCGCCGCGGACGCGGGTGAGCTGCCCGAGGACGTGGAGCCGATCACGCCTGACGAGCAGGACGCCGTGACCACGGAAGAGACCTCCGTGGATGAGGCGGGCAACGCCGTCAAGACCGTCACCACCAAGAAGACCGAGACCGGCGCAGACGGCACGGTCACCGAGACCACCACGACGACCACCGTCGCGGTCACCACTCCGGAGCAGCCGGAAGAGAACCCAACCGAGGAAGGGGCAGACATGCCCAACGCAGTAGTTCCGGGCACGCTCGCAGCAGCGGCCCCCGCCGAGAAGAAGGGCCTGTCGAAGAACCAGGCCTTCGCTCTGATGGCTGCCAAGGCCAGTGGCACGCTTCGCGACCAGACGCTCCTGGCTGCACTCAACGAGTCGATGACGCCGGAGCACTCGCTGTTCGCAGCGCTCAATGATGTCAAGTACGACGCCGCTGGTGGCCTCACCACGAACATCGCTCTGCCCACTTGGCTTGGTGAAATCTGGGACGGTCAGGAGTACCGCCAGAAGTTCCTGCCGCTCTTCACTCACGCCGACCTCAGCTCGCTGAAGTTCCGTGGCTACAAGTGGGGCGTCAAGCCTGAGGGTGGCTCGTGGGCCGGAAACAAGTCCGAGGTCCCCTCGAACGCTCCGTCGCTCGTGCCGGTCGAGGGCACCGCTGAGCGCTTCGCTGGTGCACACGACATCGCCCGCGAGTTCCAGGACCTTCGCGCGTTCGGTGACTTCTCGTTCTTCGAGAGCTACTACCGCGCCATGGCCGAGAGCTACGCCCGCTGGGTGGACGAGGAGATCGTCCTGGAAGAGGTTCTGAACGGTGCCACCGCCGTCGAGGCCGACAACCCGGCTGGACTGTCCATCGGTGCTGGCCTCTCCGCCATCATCGACGGCGCATCCGAGGTCATCTCCGCCAACGCCACGCCGAGCTTCGCCCTGGTCGAGACGAGCCTGTGGAAGTCCATCGCGAAGATTCCTTCGGACTCGACGCTGGGCTACCTCAACGCCTCGCTCCGCCTCACCGGCGAAGAGGGACAGCTGGATTCCTTCGTGATCCAGCCGACCGACAAGCTCGCCGCTGGTCAGGTTCTCGTGGGTGCTCGTGAGGCCGTCACGGTCTTCGAGCTGCCGGGTGCACCGGTCCGCGTGGACGCGCTGGACGTCGCGCACGGTGGCATCGACGCGGGCCTCTACGGCTACGCCGGAGCCATGGTCAACAAGTCCGACGCGCTCCAGCTCGTCAGCGCCTACACGGCCTGACCCAACGGCCGGCCGAAACAAGTTCTGAAAGGAGGGCGAAGGCCATGACTCGCTACTACGTCGGAGACAGCCCCGTGCAGGTCACGGTGCTCCCGCCTGACGAGGACTGGACCTTCGCCCCCTTCCAGAGCGCAGCGGCCCGCCTCATCGACCCGGACGGCATGCAGCGCACCGGCCTGACGGCTTCGCTGGAGGGCCTTCCTGAGCACGTCGAAGTGGTGTGGCCCAAGGAGTCTGTCCTGGACAAGCCGGGGCTGTGGCAGCTCCTCGTGGACCTGACGACGGAGGACGGCAAGACCCAGCACTTCCCGCCGTACAACCTCCCCGTGGAGCAGGAAGACGGCTGGCACACCATCGACTCATTGCGTGACCAGTGGCGGGACGCACCGATGGATGACGCTGAGCTCTTCGTCCTGATGCAGTCCGCAAGGGACCAGTGCGAAGCCTTCGCTCCGGCGCTCACCGGCCCCGTTCCGCTCCGCTTCCGTCAGGCGCAGGCCATGCAGACGCGGGCGCTCTGGAATGCGGGGCATACCGCCCAGGACCAGTTCGGCGCGGAGGGCATGACCGTCACCGCGTTTCCCATGGACTGGCAGGTGAAGGCCTTGCTCCGTCCGACCCGAGCCATTGGGGGCTTCTTCTGATGACCAGCGCACGGCAGCAGGTGGTTGACGCCATTACGCCCGCTCTCCCGAAGGCATGGAAGGTCGTGCCCTACCTCGCGTCCTTCGAGAACATCGACCGGACCATCGTCATGGTCCACGCGACCGGCGTTGAGAAGTTCCCTCAGGCGAGCGGGTATCTCCGCATCAACTTCGAGGCCACCGTCCTCGACCCGAGCAAGGACCCGGCCCGCGTCTGGGATGCGCTGGACGACGAAGTGCTGGAAGCCATCGCCGCTCTCGACGCCATCGAAGCCCTCGACTGGACGGGAGCCGAGCCAGTCGCCATCTCGAACCTCTTCGGCTGGAACATCACCTTCTCCGTCCCCACCGAAATCACCCCAAAGGACTAAGCAAATGTCGAACACGATTTACATGAAGCAGGTCACCTTCACGGTGGCGGCACACGACTACGCCACCCAGCTCTCCAGCGTGGCTCTCACTCCCAACACCACCACGGCGACTTGGGCCGGGTTCAACGGCGCGACGCAGAAGAACACCGCAGCGGCCGATTGGTCCGCAGACCTGACCTTTGGCCAGGACTGGTCCGCTGACGGCTTCTCTCGCTACCTGTACGAGAACGAGGGCGAGGAGGTCGAAGTGGTCTTCGCTCCCAAGTCGGGAGGCCCGACCTTCACGGCGACCGTCACCCTGACGCCTGGATCGGTCGGCGGCGCAACGAACACCTACGTCGAGTCCACCGTGTCCCTGCCCGTCAACGGCAAGCCCGAGCTGAGCACGGCTGCCTGATGCTGACCCTCGACTTCGCGGAGAGTGACGAGCTGCGCGCAGTGCTCATCACTCTCCGCGCGGTCGATCAGACCATCGCCAAGCGCATCCGGAAGTCAACCCAGTCCGAGCTTGGACCGGAGTGGACCGAGGCCGTACGTGGTCGCACCAACACGCGGCTGGAAGTCGTCGCGCTGGGCAACACCGCCCGCACGTCCGTCAGCAGCAACGGCATCACCCTGAAGGCCGCAACCGTGGGCCGTCGCCTCACCCGAGGATTCGACCCGAAGGCGATGTACGCCGGGGTCGAGTTCGGCGCGAACCGGAACGAGAAGACGACGTATCAGGCACGGTCCAGCAAGGGCAAGAACTACTCCGTGACCCGACGCACCAAGGCCATGCTTCCGGCCCGTCGTCGGTCCGGCCCGGTCTACGGCGCAGCAGCGGAGATGATCCCCCGCGCCGCAGCCCTGTGGACGCAGATCACCGTCCTGACCATCGCTGAAGCCGCAGAAGGCAAGAAGGGAGACTGACGTGGCTATCTCAATCAAGATCGGCGCGAACGCCTCCGATGCGATCCGCGCAGCCAAGGCGACCGGCGACGCCATCGAGTCCATCGGTGACTCCCTGGACGACCTGGCACGCGACTCGCAGCGCCAGTCCCGCGACGCCGGGGACGACCTTGCCAAGGGCATCGACCAGGGAACCGAGAAGGCCGAGCGGTCGGTTCAGGACTTGGAGAAGACCTTCAAGGACAGCGTGCGCGACATGGCACGCACGGACGGCAAGGGTGGCCTCGGTACCAACATCGCCACCGACATGAAGCGCGGGACCGCCGAGGCTGGCGAGTCGGTCGGCACGTTCAAGGACGAGGCCAAGGCGAACCTCTCCGAAGTCACCTCATCGTTCTCCGGCGACATGACGAGCGTTGTGGACCTCGTGCAGGGCACGCTGGGTGGCGTCGTCGCTGACCTGGGTCCCATCGGTCTCGCTGCCGGTGCCGCAGCAGCAGTCGGTGTTGGCCTCATCGGTGCAGCCATCACGGGCGCTCAGGAGGACACCGAGGCCTTCAAGGCGCGTGTGGGTGAGCTGACCACGGACCTCATCGAGACCGGGCGCACAGGCTCCGCCAGCCTCTCCTACATCAGCGACGAGCTGAAGGAGATGGCGACCGTCACGGACGGTTCCACGACGTCTTTGAAGGACCTTCGCCAGGCAGCCGACCGCTCCGGCACTAGCTACGAGGACTTGGCCCGTGCAGCCGCTGGGCATACCGATGAGATCAACGACCAGATCAAGTCCATCGTCAAGCAGAAGGACGAGTGGCAGAAGACCGGCCAGGCGCAGTTGGAGGCAGATGACGTCTTCGGCTCCAGCGCGAACAACCGCACGAAGGCCCTCAACGAGACGCTGGGCTACCTTCGCGAAGCAAAGAAGGCCGCGAAGGAAGCAGCCGCCGAGCAGAAGAACTACGCCGACGCTGGAGGCATCGCCCTCGCAGCGAACGCCGAGGCTGTGCAGTCCTACGGTGACTCCCTTGCCAGCGCCTTCCAGGAGGCCGGGGACGCGCAGCAGGGCTTCACCGATGACGGCGTGTTCAACCTCGACCGGTACATCTCGAAGACCGCAGAGACCGTCAAGCAGCTCCAGGACTACAGCGCGAACATGGCGAAGGCCACTGGAGAGCTGGGCAAGTCCGGGCATGACGAGGCGATCCGCTACCTGGAGAACCTGGGGCCTGACGCCGCTCCACTCGTGGACGCCTTCATCAAGGCTCCTGAGGCCAAGAAGGACGAGTTGGCCCGTATTTGGGATGGCCTTGGAAGCACTTCTGCGTCCAACTTCGGCAGCTCGCTCCAGGGCGGTCTGGACGCTCAGGGCAACGCCACGAAGGGCGTCACCGTCGTGCCTGACCTCGCTGAATTCAACCGGCAGATGGCCGAGGCCACCCGCCAGCGGGAAGTTCATATCAAGGCATACACCGACAATCAGGGCGGACGACGCCAGGGAATGGGGACGCCATGAGCACCACCTTCACCGGGCCAGCACTCGCCGCCTACCCGCTTCTCGTGACGCAGTGGAACGCCAGCAGCACCACTCGACACATCGTGCACGAGCTGCTGGGTAACCCCATTCCAGACATCACGCTGCAGCCTGCCGGTCCCCGCACCGGCACCATGTCCGCGCTCTTCGACAACGAGGCCGACGCCTCCGCGCTGCACACCGCCCTCCGGGGCACTGACGTGCTCACGTTCTCCGACGACGACACGGCGACGACGGGGATGGACTTCATCGCGAACGGCGCGGTCAACATCACCACGGACTCCCAGAGCCAGAGTTACTGGTCTGTGACATTCGAGTACTTGGAGGTCCAGCAGTGACGGTCTCCACGCGCACCCTGACTGCCACGCTCCTCGTCGGCTCCACGTCCTACCCCCTGGCCCTCACCACCGGCACCGTGGACATGGACGAGAGCATCAGCCCGTTCGTCGGCGGGGACATCACTGTCGCGCACCCGGGCCTGACGGTGTTCGCGCTCATCGTTCCCGGTAACAAGGTCCGCATCAACTCGACCACCCGGGGCACGACGCTCACTGCCACCCTCACCATCCAGGCCCGCCAGCTCGTGGCAGAGAGCGGCGAAGTGGGCATCAACCTCGTGAACGACGAGGCCCGGGTGCAGGACTACAGCCCCACCACGGCGGTCAACTACAACGGCAGCCAGGCCAGCCTCCGCACCATCGTCAACGCCGTACTGACCCGCGCTATGGGGGCCACCACGACGGCTGCCTACGCCTCTGGGGCCGACGTTGCAGTGCCCACGACGACCGAGCTGGACAACCTGATCCCCGGTGGCAACTTCGAGACCGCCACGGGCCAGTGGACGGGCAACAACGCCACGCTGGCACTGGTTACCGGCTGGTCCCAGTTCGGTTCCTACGGTCTGAAGATCACCCCGGCGAACACTTCGAATCAGTCGTGGGCTGCCGTCGTCGTGCCGGTCTCCCAGGGCGGCACGTACACGCTCTCTGCCTACGTCCGCGTGCAGTCGCTCCAGTCCGGCACCCTCAACTCGGCAGCCCGTCAGTTCCAGGCTGTCGCCACGTTCCAGGACGGCTCCGCTGTCAGCACGCAGATCATCGGGCGCTCCGCTCAGGCCCCCAACACGGGCTTCACCACCACCCGGGTCTCCATGAGTTTCACTGTCCCGGAGAACGCCACCAGCGTCTCGGTGCGCCTTGTGAACGGCGGCTCCAACAGCGCGGACAACAGCATCTACGTCGATGGCGTCATGCTCACCGAGGGAAACGGGAAGGACACGGACGGCAGCCAGCTCGACTACTTCGACGGCTCCACCGCAGCCACGAGCCTCTACACGTACTCCTGGCAGGGTGACGCTCACCTGTCCACGAGCACCCGCACGCCGGTCATCGACCGTGACCCCGACACCCTCACGTGGTCCCCGGGGACGGGCGGCATGGAGTTCTTGCAGCCCATCGTCCAGTCGGTCGGCTTCCGCCTCATCCAGGACATCGACGGCACTTGGAAGCTGGCGAACAACGACTATGCAGTGGCCGGTGAGGTCCGCGCTTCGTACGGGTTCAACCTGATCCGGGCCACCGACCTCATCAGCAAGACGGCAACCCAGACTGATGGTTTGCCCCTCTACGCCGATGCCGTGATCCTGCGTTATGAGTGGACCGACGCCACCGGCAAGGAGCGCAGCAAGTCCGACGTCGCCGCTCCGGCCGGGTACACCAAGCCCTACGTGCCGGACGTCATCCAGGCACCGTTCCCCGGTGGCGGACGAGCGGCCTACATGCTCTCCAGGCTCTCGCAGCGCCGCCGTCAGATGGAAGTGGTCCGCACCACCGACTACTCCGCACGCCCGGGCATGGACGCCGTAATCAGCACGCCGGACGGCGGCACGCAGACCGGCTACGTCGATGCCATCACTTGGGACCTCACCAACGACGAGATGTCCGTCGTCACCAAGGGCCTGATTTCGACCCCACCATCCGCCTGGTTCAACCTCGCCCCCGGCGTGGCCTGGTCCTCATCCCCAACTGGCTCCTCGTGGGCCGCAGAGACCGTCTAGGAGACACACCATGGCAATCGGAGACGCAGCCGCAGCAGCAGGCCTCGCGACCTACACCAGCACCCAGGACCGTCGTCTGGGCTACCAGAACGACAACCAGCGCGGCGACGAGCTGGCAGCCGCACTGGCGCGCATCAAGACGCTGGAGGCGCAGACCATCGGCGTCCCCAAGTTCAGCGTTGCGAAGTCGTCGGCGGGGCAGTCGCTCCAGGCGGGCAACCCCACGTTCTTCACGTCGGCAGCGTTCGCATCCCCGGTCCTCAACAAGGGTGGGTGGACATGGAGCGGGGGCGTCCTGACGGTCCCACGGACCGGCGTGTACACGGTGGTCACGACCATGAAGCTCCAGGCAACGGACTACTACCGGCAGTACTGCGGAATCACGCAGAACGTGTCTGACCCGGCGAACTTGACGGCGGGAGCCTTCATCACTCGCTCCACCGAGTACCCCGGTGACCGCGCGTCCAACCAGTCGAGCAGCGTCAGTCCGTCTTCCACGGCGATGCGTCTCGCCGTGCAGCTCAACGAGGGTGACAAGCTCCGCATGGCCGGGTTCCAGGACAACTACGGAGCGAACACTGTGGGCGTCGATGACGGAGCCACCAGCCTGACCTTTGAAGTGGTGTGGCTGGACAAGGTGTGACCTAAGGGCAGATACCAACTGGACGGGCACGTAGCAGTTGCAGCGCGGCTGCCACTTTGCCTTCTGCTGCGGAGATGACTCCGGGCGGAAAGCGAACCTGCTGGGTGCCGTCCAAGTTGGTCGGCAGGACGACGCCCTGCTCCATGACGATGATGGCGTGATCCCATCCAAGCCGCCCCTGGAAGAACCCGATCTCGTGGATGACATTCTGTCGTCCGTGCCAGGTCCCGTCCTTCATCTCATCCGCCTTGGTAAGGACAAGAACGGCAGCCGTTGAGGCTGCAGCCATGCCCTGCAGGATGTCGCTGATGACCTGACCCGTGCGTGGCAGCGCCTCGAAAGCTTCCACCTCGTACCCGTGGTGGTCACGCAAGCTGTCTCTCAGGTCCTTCCACTGGGAGTCACCGCCATGCCCAATGAACACACGGAAGGGCGGCTGCTGCACCGGAGGAAGCGGAACATACGTCCACGGCTCCAGCATGCTGGTGAGAATCTGTTCGATGGCATCGAGAGTAGGCGGGACGGTCTCATCATCATTGAACATGTGTCCGCCAGACTGGAAGTTCACCTCGGCTTCCCACGGGACGAACGAGACCTCCAAGCTCTTGGACGCCCACGTGCCCTCAATGCGGATCGTCGCGTTCTGAACATCAGGGCGGTCCAGGTCAGCAAACACCCCCGGCTCGTAGTCCTTGACCGGGATGCCCGTCCAGCTGCGGGTTCCGCGTGTGATTGACGTGATGCCCGCCTGGATGCCGCTCAGCTCCCCGGTCTCGCGATATCTGTCAAGCTCGTCGGAGTACTGGTTAGTCCAGTCGTGGCCACGCTTCCTCCCATGCTTCGCGGCACCGCGCTCAAGGCTCGCAACCTCACTCTTGTGTACGAGCGCGACCAGTGCTTCGGCCGCGCCAGAAGTCGGGCGAAGGGCAGGCAGACGAGACGTTTCCAA